TTAGCGAGTCTTATGACTCCAAGTAAGACAGTATCTTGTGACTTTCCTGGATTCTCAGGAATGACAGTTGATCTGTGTTATCTAGCAAGAGAGGAGTTAGTTAAGCTACGTAAAAGATGCTTATCTAATAAGTGGAACAAAAAAACTCGTCAGCTAGAAGAAGAACTGGATGAAGATAAATTCCTAGTTGAGTATTGTAAAGCAGTAATCAAAGGTTGGAAAGGACTAAAATATCGTTACCTAGAAGAGCTTCTTTTGGTGGATGTTTCTTCCTTCGAGCCTGACGATGAGTTACCATGGACAAAAGACAATGCAGAGTTGCTTATGAAAAACGCTGCAGATTTTGATACATGGGTTACGGAAACAGTAGGTGATTTAGAAAATTTTACTGGGAACAAGTAGAAGAAATACAGTCTCTACTTGAAAGATATGTAAAAGAAAAAACATCTATTGATGTTGAAAAGTATTTACTTATCTGTGAACAGTTAGGCGAAGAACCAGATCCCCAAAGAATGCCACTCGAAGCGTCTGCATTTCCTGCAGAAGTTCAAGTGGCATTTTTCGTATATAGCTATCTTTCGGATGTATGGGATGGTAGTTCTGGCTCCTACATGGGTAAAAACTGGAGCCATATAGACACTTTATTTAAGTTATTTGAAATAGATGACCAGAAAATTGTATTGTATTTTATGAAAATGTATGAAGGTATAATAGTACAAGATCGCGCACAAGAACAGGAAAGAAAAAGAAAAGCAGACGAAAGAAAACGTCAGCAAGCGAGTGGTAAGAACTACACTCATAATGTGAAGGGCTAATGGCAAAAAAAGATACAGTATTTATTGATATTCAAACCTCTGATGGTGGATCCATGCAGAGAGTCGCTGTTAGCGCCAAAAAACTAGGCCTTGCTCTTGATGATGCCGGAAAAGCTAGCGCAAAAACAGGAAAGTCCTCCAGAGATGCGGATAGAAATTTAAAAGGACTGTCGCAACAGTCTGCTAATAGTACTAAAAACTTTTCAAAGATGGCACAAGGAATGACAGGTACTCTTGTTCCTGCCTACGCAATTCTTGCTTCTAACGTCTTTGCCATCACCGCAGCTTTTCAGTTCTTGAAGCAGGCTGCTGATTTTCGTGTAATGCAAGACTCACAAGTTGCTTTTACAGCGGCGACGGGTGTAGGAATGCAGTCCCTCACAAAGAATATTCAAGAAGCATCAGGAATGATGCTAGAGTTCCAAGCAGCAAGTGAAGCTGCTTCTATAGGTATTGCTTCAGGCTTAGGTTCTGGACAAATAGAAGAGCTAGCTGCAGGTGCAGGAAACTTATCAAAAATACTTGGAAGAGATGTTACAGACTCTTTCAATCGTCTTATTCGAGGTGTAACAAAAGCTGAACCAGAACTCTTAGACGAATTAGGTATTACACTACGGCTTGCTGATGCGCAAGAAAACTATGCTGCTTCTTTAAATAAATCAGCAAAAGACTTAACAAACTTTGAAAAGAAACAAGCTGTATTTGCAGAAGTTCAAGACCAGTTAGAGACTAAGTATGGTAAGGTAGCAAAAGCTACGGATGTACAAGTTAACGCTGTCTCTAGATTAGGTGTTGAATTTGATAGAATAATGAAAGGTATTAAAGCTTTTACAGCAGCAATAGCAGAACCTACTGCAAAGTTTTTAACAGAGAATTTAGTAGGGTTAGGAATAGCTTTGGCAGCTTTAGCTGTTCCTATAATAAAAGCAATTATTCCAGGACTAGATAATTGGGCAGAAAAGTCAAAAGAATCTGCAGACGAAGCTGGAAGAGCATATCAAGCAGCTCAGCAGGATATAGAAGATTTAGCAAAGCAACAAGAAAAATTAGAAAAAAGTTTAGGAGGTAAAGGAGCTGCTAAAGCCGCAGGAAAAGCTAAAAAAGGAAGCGGCCTTGATATGCTTCAATCAGGAAATGAAGAGACTCTAAAGAAGGATAAAAGACGTATAGCTCAAATGTTGCGCCATGCAGAAGCAGGAAACGGTGCAATAAAAAACATGAATAAGCGGCAAGCAAAAGACTATATTGCTACATTAAAAGGTATGCAACGTGGTCACAATACTTTTACAGAAAAAGTAGGAATGAATTTTAGAAGAATGACAGCAGGTGCTAGTCTTTCAATGAAAAAGATGAAAGCACAATGGACTGCTACTATGGCGAGTATGAAAGGTGCGGCAGCAAGATTCAGCGGAGGAGTAGATAAGATATTCCGAGCAGCAGGCTGGATAGGTGCGTTAATTCTTGCCGGTGAGTTAGCGAAGGGATTTGCAAAATCATTGGGATTTTTTGGAGAGAATGATAGTCTTAAAAACCTAGCAGAAAATTTTGGAGATATTGCAGAAAGATTAGAAACTGTTAATAAAGAGTATAAAGACTTCTCTGAAGTTCAGAGAAAGCTAGCAGAGAGCGGTGGAACCGCTACTGACGCTTTAATAGCACAGGGAACTTTCTTTTCAACTGTATCAACCAATATAGTAGCTGCTACACAAGCTGTGCGTGATTATGAGGATAAGACTACATCAGCTCAGAAACAGCAGGAGCTCCTAGCAAAGAGTGCGGAAAAAAGACAAGCAGAGATCGCAAGATTAGACGCAATAGATAAGAGAGAAAATTATTCTTTCACATCTGTTATTCCCGGTGCTGCCGAAGCTGCTAATGCCGCACTTAACGTCTTTCAGGAAGACGGCATGGAAAAAGCCGATAGAGAAAAGTTAACTCGTTTAAGGAAAGAAGAACAGCAATATCAAGATTATACAGACACTCTTGAATTAACAGACGTTGCACTTGCAAAGTTAAATGCCTCTATTTTAACAAATACATCAGTAGTATTCGAACATTTAAAGTCTATGTCCGACAGAACGGATGTTCAAGAAAAGTATTTTCAAGGCCTTGTTAGCATTCGAGAAGCAGCAGAAGAAGGAAAGCCAGTCGCGCAACAAACTATCAACGACGTGGAAGCCTTGGGCAAAAGATACGACGAGCAAGCGCGCCGAGCAACACATCTTAAAACACAAGAAAAGGAACTACAAAAACAGTACACACAAGCAATTAATGGGATTACTAAATATTCTACTTCTGTGTCCTCGTTACAGAGTCTCCTAGAGGACCAAATACAAGCACAGCTAAATTTACAGAAAATAACAACAGGGGACACAAAGTTTAAAGAAGAGTCTGATAAGAAAATAGAAGGATATAAAAAGCAATTAACTCTATTATCGCTTATCGCAGACGAAGAAATACGAATTGCAAATGCAAGAATTAAAGACCAGACAATATTTAATGCAGCTCTTCAGGGGGCAACAAAACTACAAAAAGAACAACTAACATTAGCGAAGAAAAGGCTTGACAATATAAGACAACTCCAAGTATTGAATGTTGACATACTCAAGGCAAGAGAGTTAGCGACCGATGTTGGTGAGGAGCGAGCAAAACAACTTGAGTTCGAAGTAGACCGGATAGTAAGGCAGAACGAGCTTCTTAAGGAGCAAGAAGAACTGATGTTTCAAATAATGGCGTCAGGAAAGCAAGCTTTTGAAACTGGAATGCAGAGCGCTATATCTAAACTATTAAAAGGCGAAGAGAGCAGCCTCAAAGATGCGCTTTTAGGAATTGGAAAAGGCGTAGTTGATTCTATGATAGATGCTTTTTCAAAAAAGGCTACTGGTAAACTTATGAATCTCTTTGGGATGGAGACAGAAGAACAGTTATTAGCCAAAGCTATAGCAGACGGGCATGACGCAGGCGCACGGAAACTAAAAACAGTACACGAAGCAGGAGCGGCACAGTTTAAAACAGTGTTTGAGGACTTTAATACTAAATTTGCTGAAATTGTAAGTCAGATAACAAATAAGCCTCCTCCAGATACTACATCAGCGGGTACTGTAACAACTGAAAGCGGTGCACTTACTCCAGATCAAATAAGAAGTGGTATGGCTAACTCAGGAACATATGCATCCTCTTATGCTGCTGACGGCACAGGACAAGGAACTGCTGGCACTATTGTTACACTTTCCGAAGATACTTTAGCTAAGCTTGGAGCAGAAACCTCTACAGGAGTACCAGCAGGAGACACAAACCCTATGGCAGGGGCTCTTCAGGGGACAATGAAAGGTTCTTTAGGAGGCTTTCATGGTCAAGAAGGTATGGGTGGAGGCACGCTAGAAGACGGAGAAGGCGAGGGAGGCGGCTTAAAAGATGTAATGGGTAAGTTAACAGGCGAAACTGCAAAAATGGTAGCAGGTCTAGGGTTAGCAGTTACTACACTATTAGGAAATAGTAAAGCAGCTCAAGCAGTTCAAAAAATAATGGCTGTAATGACAATAATTACCCAGTCACAAGCTATTTTTGATAAAATAAAACTCATAAAAGATAAAATAATGGGGGTTAAAAAAATTGCGTCGGAAGTAGCCCTCGGTCTTCAAATAGATGCACTTACAGTAGCAGTTACAGCAAACACACTAGCACAAGCAGTTCCCGGTAAAACAGGTATTATTCCAGGGTACGCTTCTGGAGGTGTTGCAAGAGGCCCTAGATCTGGGTATCCTGCTGTACTACATGGAAATGAAGCTGTAGTACCTCTTCCTGATGGTAGAAGTATTCCTGTATCAATGCCTGCAGGACAGGGCGGGGGTGGAGTACAAACAAATAATGTAGGAGTTACTGTAAATATGGATCGTCAAGGTAACGCCACAACTGAAACAGAGGGAGACAACCAAGACTTAGAGCAGCTTGGAGAAAGACTTTCAGAACTAATACAAGAAGAACTACAAAATCAAAAACGAAACGGCGGTATTCTTAGCCCGTATGGAGTAGCCTAATGCCTGATATTGGATTTCAAATTTCTGGTACAAATATAACAACAGCAACAATTCGTCCAGATAATGATCTTGCAAAAAATTCTAAGCCAAAAGTAAAAGTTGCAAGATTTGGGGATGGCTATGAGCAACGTGCCGCTAAAGGAATAAACCATATTGAAGAAAGTTATAGAGTCACTATGAAAAATAGAGAAAGAACAGTAGCAGATGATATAGTAAAGTTTTTTGATGATAAAGGAGGAGTTTCAAGTTTTGACTTCACCGTTCCTGATGCAAATGGTTCTACAAATGATAGTAGCGGAAATCCGGTAACAACTATTAAAGTTGTATGTAGTACTTGGTCCTTACAGTATGCGAATGCGAATCACTATAATGTATCCGCACAATTTAAAAGAATATATGTATGAGCAATCCAAACTTATTAGCAGCAGATGTACAGAGTTTAGAGATACCGAGCCCTCTAGTTTCTTTATTTGAACTAGAGTACGAATCTGGTACAACTCTTCACTTTCATCCAGGCTTATCTTCAGCTGTTAGGGTCACTACTATAGACGGAACTACTCTTACGTTGAACTCCTCCCAAAATCTAAGTAATGGAACTACTCTTACTTTTGCAGGATTAAATACATCAGGAGGTACAGTTTCTGTTACAAAAACTGTTTCAGGAGGAAATCCAAATAATAACACTGTCGTAGTAAATAATAATACTAGTTTAACAGTCGGAATGACAGTTACAGGACCTGGAGTTACATCTACAGATTATTCTCCCATAGTGTTTGATGGGAACACATACTATGCTTTACCTATGGAAATGAGTGATTTTCAGATAAGGTCTGATGGTGCTCATAGTAGGCCCACTATTACAGTAGGAAATGTAGAAAGTATTATGCGTACTTCTTCCGTTTTTCAAAATGGAAATGACGGAGGGTCTTCGGGCTTATCGGAATTTTCCATAGATAAATTAATAGGAAAACGAATAACTAAAAGACAAACTTTAGAGAAATACTTAACATTAGACCCTTCATCTGTAAGTACCAAAGCTATAGTTGAGTACCCTAAAAGAACTTATATAATTGATGCTATAAAGCAAAGAACAGAAATGGCAGTTATTTTTGAACTTGCAAATCCTTTTGATCTTCAAGGGGTAAAACTTCCTCGCAGACAGATTATAGGCAAATACTGCCCCTGGGCATATCAAGGTTTATCTTTTTCTCCATCAACGGGTGCGTGCTCTTGGAAACCAAATGGAGAGCTTGCCATAGAAGATGATGGTACTGAAAGAAAATACTATTTTTATTTTACAGACCTTGATGAACCAATAGTTTGGAAATACTTAATACATAATGCAAGTAGTCCTAGTAATATCTTGGCAGGAAAAACGCACCCAGGAGATACTAGTACTTCTTTTGCAGAAAATGCTTTAGTTGCTTTATCGGACGGTTCTGGGGGCTACACTTATTGGAGGTCTGAAACAGCTTCTAATACTACAGTTCCTTCTTCTAGTAATAGTGCTTGGCAGCAAGTGAGAGTATATGAACCATGGGTTTCTGGGGAAACGTATTCAACTCATGCAACAGACTCAAGAAGAAACGATTATGTAGTGCATCCAGTTTCAGATGCACTACAGAAAAATGATGCTACTTTTGACTTTGCAGCAACTTCTACCGTTTATAGAGTACTGATATCAAATACTGCGACTCCCCCTGTAACTCCTTCCTCTTATTGGACTAGAGGGGATCAATGCGGAAAATTGTTAAATTCCTGCAAAGTACGGTATCAAGCCAAAAATATAACAGGTAGTGCAAATGCTAGTCAAAATACAATTCCTCTTGTATCCTTAGATACAATTCAGGCCCTTCCTTACGGAGGATTTCCAGGAAGTAGAAAGATATAATGGATTTATATACAGAAGTAAAAGAACATTTCGATAGAGAGTACCCAAAAGAAGGATGTGGTGTTATTACTGTTGTAAAGGGGAAGAAACAATGGGTTCCTGTTAAAAATATAGCAATACATAACGATGATTTTCTTATGGATTCTGAAGAATATTTTAAATTATTTCTAACAACAGATATTGTAGGAATAGTACATAATCATATAGGAGACAGTTCAGCACCAGGAAAAACAGATATAGAAGCTTGTAATACTATGGGGATTCCTTACTATATATTTAGCTACCCTAATATGGATCTAACGGTGGTTGAGCCTGAGAAAAACACAACAGATTTATTTGGCAGAGAGTATAAGTTTGGAGTGCGGGATTGTTTTGAAGCAATGCGAGATTATTTACTATCTCAAAAAATAGAAATTCCAAAGAGAGCTTTATTTGAAAATAATTGGTACGATAAAGGACTTGATTATTTTTGCCCTGAAGTAATTAAAAACTGGGGTGGAAAACAAATAGATTTATCTGAGTTAAAACAAAACGATGTACTGATATTTAGAGTACAAGAAGAAACAAACAATCATTGTGGGGTATACCTTGGAAATGACATTTTTTACCATCATGCAGTCAATAGACTGTCCTGTAGAGAAAGTCTGTACCCTTTTTGGTATCAATACCTAGTAGGAGCTTATAGATATGTTGCGTAAATTATATTTGGCAGGAGACATGGGAGAAAAATTTGGTAAGGTTGTAGAGGTAGCAGCCAGTAGTGTGCAAGAAGTTATGCAATATCTTGATGCAAATCATGAAGGGTTAAAAAAGTATCTCTTAGATAAAACAGAAAACCAAATAGGTTTTAAAATTCAAATTGCAGATCAGTATATAACAGATGAAAACGAAATATTATTACCCTTAGACAAAGGAGACATTATTATCACTCCTGTACCAGTAGGCTCAGAAGGAATTTTCAAAGTTATAATAGGGGTTATACTTATAGTAGCTGCGGTTACAATGGGTTTAACTGGACTTGCGCTTTATGCTATGGTAGGTGCAGGACTAATGTTAACTATGATGGGAATAATGGAACTCATGATGCCAGACCCTGCAACGGATAACCAAGAGGACCAAAAAGAAGGATATATATTTCAAGGAGCTGAACAATCTATTCCTGAAGGCGCTCCTGTTCCTGTTTTATATGGAGAGTTGAGAGTGCCAGGTAATGCCGTTAGTTTTGACCTAAGGAACACAACAGAAGGCTTAATGTCTTCTGAAGATGGGGGTGGGTCATATGCTATCTCAGGAGATGAGGAAGGAAATATTGTTCGTTATCCTGCGAGTGCCGAATAATGTTTACTTGGGATCCCAATACTCCTATGCCAGGAACCCCGGGGTATGACGATGAGCTACTCGCAAGCAGAGCAGGCTCAGATATCCAAGAAGTTTCTGTCACAGACTTAATTTCAGAAGGGCCAATAGAAGGTTTAGTAAACGGTGAAGCATCGGTTTATCTAGAAGGAGATCAACTATCTGATGAAAATAGGATTCTTGTAGAGAGCCCTAAAGCAGAAGAAACAGGAGAGCCTCACACTATAACTTTTGCAGCTGCCTCTTCTTTAAATCAACCCGTTACAGCTTCCCTTAAAGATAGAGCAGGAAATACAGCATACTTTAATAATTTAGCAGAGACTTTTACTAATGAGTATGTCTATCGCTGGCTGACTGTCCATTCAACTTCCTCTTCAAAAATAAAAATTGAAAGAATAATTACAAAGGAAATATCACAGGTAAATGTTACTACATTAGGAAACATAAGGATATGCGCTGTAGCTAGTTCCTCTCCTTTTGGGGAGACTGCATTTTTTGGTCAAAGTTTTAAAAGTACTCAACGGGGTGGAGTATATTTTAACTTAAAACCAGTAGTTAGAGTTAAGTTACCTAGCGGACAAATTATAAAAGGAGAGTTAATTTCTACACATGATACTGGGTACGGCTCCGAGCTAAACTCAGGCTCCACAAAACGTGCTGTTTTTAGGCCTTATGGTACTATTGTTAATACTACTATCATAAGTCAAGAAGTTTTTGCTTCAGGAACAAACGAAGTTTATGGAGAAGTACTTATAGATAGAGTCTTGAAGGCAGATATTAAAAGTGTAGGAGGCAATAATGTAGTTTATATACCAAAAAATAGTAATGCTCTTGCCGTCACAGATAAAGAATTCACTTTAGGATCGGAAGTAATAGTAAAAGGAAGAACTGATACAGGAGGAACTCCAGACGGGGGCCAAAAATACCCAGGTTCTTCTGTTGAGTTTCGTGTAGGAAATCGAACTCAGGAGCCTTTTTATCAAATGGCAGGACCAGGGTCTTCTTCTTTCCCTGTTACACTAACAAGTAATCAAGGGGATAATTTTGATAATACAAACTCTTACCCTGCGTCTATACCTGATGGGTATCCTGATGTGGACCCTTTGCCTTCAGGAATGGTACAGAAAGTAATAGTTTTTAGTACCTCTTTTACAAGTGCACAAATAAATGAGATTGATCGTGTGAAAGTAACTTTTGAGTTTCCTGGGGGTCACTATGCGATGGACGAAGAGGGGACTGATTTACAAGCAGGAGCTGCTTTTAATATATTACTTGAAGGATCAGAGAGTGGGGGAGCTAATCCTACAGATTACCAAGACCTTACAGGCGGAGCCTTTAAATACCAAAAATGGTTTGGCGTACAAAAAACTGCTATTACTTATACTGTTGAAATACCTGTAAATACTTTTTTAAATATAAAAGACATGAGACTAAAGATTACTCGTCTTACTCCAGATGGGCAAAGTAATAGTAATAATGCTACAGGAAGATTAAACGGTGCAGGATACATTATTCAAGGAAGAGCCGGAGACGACGTAAGTGTTGTAATTGACTCGGTAAAAATTAATCAGATTATAGCAATTATTGACGAAAAACTTGAGCATCCTTTCTCTGCTATGGCTGCGGTAAGATTTAGCTCAAAAAGTTTTACTTCTCCTCCTAAGCGAGCATATCATGTACGTGGATTAAAAGTAAAGATCCCGTCAAATTATACCCCTCGTCACTTAACATCAACGGGTGTAGCAACTTATACAGGCCTGTGGAATGGAGAGTTCAGTGATGAAGGCACTAGTAATTCTAGTGGTCTTGGCCTAAAAACATATTATACTGATAACCCTGCATGGATATTTTATGATATACTTATAAATAATAGGTACGGCTTAGGAGATTTTTTACGGCAAACGGATATAAATAAGTTTCAGCTATATAAAATTGCAAAGTATTGTGACGGACTTGTGCCCACACAAGATGGAGGAACAGAACCTCGTTTTACTGCAAATTTATATCTTACTAAAGCTACGGAAGCTTACAAAGTTCTTAAAGATATGGCAACCATTTTTAGAGGGATGTTGTATTGGATGGACGGTCAAATGTCAACAATACAGGACGCTCCTGCAACTCCTATTTATAATTTTGCACTAGCAAATATAATGGAGGGAACTCTTTCAACTCAGAATACCGGCAGTAAAACTAGAGTCAATCAGTATACTGTAATTTGGAACAACCCCTTATCAGCCTATAAACAGGAGCCCTTGGTAATTGAGGACAAAGATAATATAATAGAAACAGGAAGGGTGCTTCCTGGTAAGGCTGTTGCTTTTGGGTGTACTTCTGAAGGTCAGGCAATAAGATTCGGAAGGTGGAAGGCATGGACCGCAGTCAATCAAACAGAGGTTATTAGTTTCAAAACCTCTACTAATGCCAGTTTTCTAGTTCCGGGAGATATAATAAATGTACAAAATAAAGCAGCAACAGGAATTGATTTTGCTGGCAGAATAACTGCTTCCTCTAATTCGGCAATTACATTAGATAGAGACGTTGCAAGTATTTCTTCGCAACCACAAATTGATGGAGGAAACGCAGAAACTTTTACTTTTCAGGCTGGTTCGGACTATGCATATACTTTATCTCTTTTGGTTATGCAACGTACTGTGGTTCTTTCGCAAGACAGTCCCGTAACTGTAACTCATGGAGGAACTGCTTATACCTATAATAAAGGAGATACTCTTACTTTTGCAAAAATAGCAGGAACTTCAACACAGCTTATAGGTAATAGCGACTCTGATGAACAAATACAAACAAGAATTCTAAATATACAAGACGATGCAGGAAATGATATATTAGCAGAATTTAGGAACTCTACTTCTGTTGAAACTAAGTCTTTTACTTCCTCTAATGTAAGCATAGTTAATGGTGTTACTCAAATAGCCATTGGTAGTGCTTTTTTAGGAACTATTCCTGATTCTACAGTGTGGGCTATAAAAGAAACTTTTAAAAATGTAGAAACCACTCCTTCTTATAAAGAATACAAAATTCTAGGCATAAAAGAGGATAAAAATAAAAACTATGAGATAAATGGAGTAGAGTTTTACAACAATAAATTTGATATAGTTGATAAAGACATGACAGTAGCAATATCTGATCCTGTTAATCGTCCAGAACCAGCTCTTGTACCACAGCCGGAAGCTGTTTACGTATTTGAAACTCCTAGGCATAAAACTCAGCTGCAGGAACTGCAGGTTATGTGGGAAACCCCACTAAACTCTGATGGCACAGAGTACGAGCATGTATCCGCATTCGCATTGCATATAGAGCCAAAGTTACCTGATGGAACTGATTTAATTGATATTACGAATCCTTCCAGAAGATTGATGAGGTTTAGCGATATTCCAGACGGTATTTTCAATTTTGGAGTCCAAACTCTTACAAAAGAAGGAAAAAGATCCGAGATAAAATGGCAAGTAATAGATGTAAAAGATCAATTCAAAATATCTTGTGCTAGAACAACACAAGGAGTTCCTCTTGGCATAAGATCAAATACTAAAATGTCTTCGGATACTAGCACTTGGTCTATGAATAAAGCTGCTTGGGCAATGCAATCTCCGGGAGCTCCAGATACAGTAGTAGATAATGCTAACACAGGGACAGCTACAACGCACCAACAAAGTTTAGCTGCTCTTGGAGATGGAAAGAGTGCTTATATTTATTTTGATGCGGATGATACAACTGATTATTTTAAACTAGTTGTAAATGCTGCTGCGGATTTTGAGAATACGTCTACGGCATATTGGAGAGACTTAACACAGTACACAGCAAACACAGAGAATGACTGGACAGATACTACAAATAATGCGGACGGAAGAGTAACTGTTGCTCCAAGAACAAATAAAGTTGTTAAAAGCGAAGGAACAACAGCTTTTCTAACAAGATTTCAAGTAGGAGACATAATTCGAATAAAATATGCTTCTGGCAAATATGTGGGCGCAAAAGTTGCATTTATAGAAAGTGATGATATTCTGTATGTAGACAGAAGACTAAATCACACCGATTCTACAATTACTAGCGTTGATGAAGCAAAAGCTATTGCAAGAAATACTTTGCGAAATGATACTGCAAATGATGCTATAATAGCGCGAGTATTTAGAAATGGCAGTAACTATACTCATACTCCTATAAACTGGATAGAGGATGTATTGCTTACAGGGCTACGAGCACTCATAGTTGATGCAAATGTAACACTATTAAACTACAATGCGTCAGGAGTATTACAAAATAATACTGCAATTACTATAACTGCGGATGCAACTGCTTATACGTCCCCAGAGTTTCAAGTAACTGGAGGAGGATTCTCGGGTGTAAGTACAAGTGCCGATGGAGGGTTTAGTACAACTGGAGTAAGTGGACAAACGCTAACAAAACAAATACATAATGGAAGCACTACTATAGCTATGGGAGATAAGTCTCCTCTTGAGTTCACGGTTGCAGTAAGAGAGTCTTCCGATCAAAGCAACGCAAAAAGTAAGACATTTAGAATTTCTAAAGTGCAGGACGGTTTGATAGGAGGCGATGGAGACGATGGAGACGATGGACCCTCAGGAAAAAGAAGTGTTCAAGGGTATATCTATTTTCGGACTACTAACTCCAGTAATCCTTTTGCATCTGGAGGAACCGGAACGTATAATTTTACTTCTGGAACAATAACCGGAAATCTGAGTACAGGGTTACAGCCACAGGCCACAGCAGCAGGAGGTTATAGTAATCAACCTTATATAGTAGATGTAGCGAGTAGTGATTCTTATTGGACAGCAAGGTATTACTATACAGATTCTAGTTCTGGCCTAACTTCCAATACTGCTACAGCAACGATAACTGCTGCTGTTCAACATACTTCTTTCACGGGTGTAGTTACCTTTTCTGGGGGTACTTTTAGCTCAAGTAATGGCAACTATGATACAACGACTATAGATGGTGCCAATATTACAACGGGGTCTATAGCATCTCCTGTTTTTGCAAGCGGAGGGGGAGGAACAAAACTTGCTTTAGCATTGCCTGCAAATGCTACCGATGCTATTTTTGAAGTAAAAAACAGTAGTAACACTTCGGTATTTAAAATAGCTAAAAACGGAGATATTACATCTTCAGTTTTACAAACAAATACTAGTAATAAAACAGACGGAGAAGTAGGAGGTTGGGAAATAACTTCAACTACAATCAGAGGAGTGGTTGGTACTGACAATCTTACTTTAGACTCCGCAAACAACAGAATAACGATTACCGATGACGGTACTGAAAGAGTACGAATCGGTAAGCTAACATAATACCACCCAAAAAATAAAACTTGACTAAGCAGGTCCTTTGAGATATAATTTCAAAATGGAGAAAATACATGAGTGCGGG